CCGAGACGGAAATTACACAAGCATTTGCTTGAGCAGGGCTACATGGTATCAGACAGCAAAATGCGTGGTGAGGTGCAGCTTATGACCGAGGTAGAAGGTAATATAGGGTCCACTCATCGCGGCAGATACCCTGGGTATTATCTCATCCGTAACATTGACCAGGCTGGCCTGGCATCCCAGGAACGCCGCACGAAAGCATACACCGAATTAAAAATAGCTAACACGATTGAAGAAAAGGCCGCGCAGAAATTCGGCGGGCAGGGCAAGCTTTTTCAGATCGTGGAAGCGTTCAAATAACAAAAAAACGAGGCGAAAATGGAGCACTTCAAAATGTACACCAAAAAAGACGGAATGACATTCTTGTTACGGGCTAAATTCGGATCAGATGGGTATGTGGTTTACAGCGAATCTCTGCGTATGTTGGCTGACGGAAATCATTTTTACCGGCCCATGACAGGCACACCCGCTTTTTTTGCGCATGAATTTGTGTCCGTAACACCTGAAAAGGTACTCGAGACATTTCGGTGGCTGGCCACACAAAAGGGCCCGGACGGAGAGCCGAAGTTCATACTTACAGAAACGCCCGGCAGCGATGAGGTAAGCATCCTGATTCCTAACTTGGAAAAACTTAACTATGAATACGCCAGGAAAAACACGGATAAGATAATGAGTCAAAAAAAGACATTTAGAGATGCTGTATCTGCGGATGCTAAAGTCCCGCCGGCGTCCGGATGGACTCCGGAGGGCGATAGGGATATCTGGAATGATTCAATATGGCGCACCAAAATACGAGACCTGGGCGAATCTCGCAGAGAAAAGTTAAGATGCCGGCACAAGGATTTGAAATTCAACATGACTGAACTTATGGCAGAAGCAGACAAGGGCGGAAACTTTCTGAAAGAAAACAAATGGTTCTCGTTTGACTGGCTTATTAAGAACGACGTGAACTGGCGGAAACTGCTCGATGGCAATTACGCGGACCGTAAGACTCCACTTGCCGCCGGCAATGCCGCAGGAACAAAATTCATGCCGGAGGTGAAACGTGTTTAATGATAAAGAAATTGATGCGCTGCCAGGTAATGCCAAATTCAAAAAAGCTATTAAGGATATCAATTCGAGATTGGGAGAAAAACACATTCCGAGGCCGCAGGATCCTTTTGAGGATGACTTAAAATATCTGGAGTATCTTCAGGACTGCGGATATCCCATTGATAAGTACATGACTCCGGCGCAGTTGACAAAGGCTGAGGAACAGCGGGCGGCCAAACTACGGAGGGCGAAGGAAGAACAGGAGCGCAGAGCCGCGGTTGAATGGGAACGACAGCTAATTATGGCGAACATTCCCGAGATGCACCGGGGCTGTTCGTTTGAAAGTTATGAAACAACAAATGATGTGCAGCGCGAGTGTGTTGAACGCCTGCAAAACGACAAGCGTAACTGGTTTGTTTTGTGCGGATCAACCGGCACGGGTAAAAATCACCTGGCGACTGCGGTTATAAAGGACCGGCTCAAGTCTGGCCGGACGGCTGTGCTGTGGAAGGTCAAGCGGCTTATGGATGAGCAGTTGGCAAGATCCGGCGAGGAAAAGCGAATTATGTTAAGGGAACTCGAAACTGTCGATCTGCTGGTTTTAAATGAGCTCGGACGGACATCTGAAAAAAAGTTTTTTCAGGACACCATATTTGACCTGCTTGATGAGAGGCACGAAAACAACCGGCAAACCATACTGATTACGAATATGTCACCAGAGCAGGTCTTCGCGTTGTTTGAAGGCGACGCGGTACAGCGCAGGCTTCGGGACAGTTACGTCTATGAATTTAACTGGCCCACGTGGGTGCCGAAAGGCCAGGCACAGAAGTTGTTTAACGACAAGGAGGTAAAAGCATGAAAGAGATAAAGTTCACGTACTACGGCGAGCCGGTGGCAAAGGGAAGACCGAAGTTTTTTAGGTCTAAGGCTGGATATGTCGGCACGTACACGCCGAAAAAGACGGCCGCGGCTGAGGATGATTTTAAATCACAGGCTTTAAAATTCCGGCCAAACTCACTTATAACCGGCGAGATAGCGCTTGACGTGAGTTTCTTTCGCAGGCTGAAAAAGAGCATGTCAAAGCGGGCAAAGACAGACGCGCTGGACGGGCGGGTGAATCCGACTACAAGGCCGGATATTGACAACTATGTAAAGCTTGTATGTGACGCCATGAACGGCCTGTTCTGGCAGGATGACGCGCAGATAGTGTCCATGACAATGAGAAAGAGATACAGCGATACGCCGAGGATAGAAGTAAGTATGTCATACACGGAGGAGGTGAAAAACACATGAGCAAAAAGAACGCGGGGGGGGCACAGCCTAAACTCCCAGGAATGCCGAGTTTGGACGGCAAGCTGCAGCTGACAACCGACACGATAGTGCAGCTGCCGGTCACAATTAAGAACGTGCACGTGAACAAGCTCGACGACGGGAAGTTCAGGGCAATACTAGGCGACATCCAGTACACGGCCAAGAATGCGGACGATGCGCTGAAGGGCTGGAAATCGGCATACAAAAAGTCGATAGTCGCGAAACGGACAAAGAAAAAGAAAGCGCAGAAGGCGGACGAAAAAGCCGTGAAGGAAGACGCGGCAAAACAGGAAGCGGCCACAAAGGCCGGATAAAAGGAGCGGACAATGAAAAAGATTTTAGCAGTGCTGGCGGCAGTGATGTTGCTGGTGTCAGTTGTGAGCGCGGCTCATGCCGGGTACTCGGATTACTACACAGCCAAGAAAGCGGCTGTGGCGGCAGAGCAGGCCGGGGAGCTGGCAACCGCGGTGGATATGTACCTGAAAGCGGCAAACGAGGCTTCAGTCCTTGCGGCTCAGGACAACATGAAACTGCCGTGGAAGCTTTACGCGGAGTGGCAGGTCAATAACGCCGCTTATGTGTATGTCAAACACTTTAAAACAGTAACGAACTGGGAATCGGACATGGAGGCGCTGAAGGCGATTGAGAACGGGCCTGAGCGGCTGAAAGCTTTAAGTGTGCTGTATGACAAAGCCCGGCCGTACCTGGGAGAGCTTGAAGCGGCAAAGCAGATTTTAAAAAGCAGTCAGATAACCAAGGCTGAGGTAATAGCCAAAGCCAAAAGCAACCTCGAGTTTTGCGAGTGGGTGCTTAAAAACGTGGGTGTGAAATGAAGACAAAGGCTGATAATCGCGTTATCAGCCCGGCTGCCGCTTTTGTTACGGCGGTGGCTGCACTTATATTTATGCTTTATATGGATTTTAATGCACCGAAGCCGGACACAAGGCCCGGCATAGTGGACTACACGGCGGACGTGTGCGAGGAGCTGGGCGTCCAGCCCGCACTGGCGATATCACTGTTCACGGTTGAAAGTTCGCTGCTTGAGAAGCACATGGTGTTTAAGAAGTGGGAAGCCGTCCACAGATTCTACGTTTACAGCATACCACAGATATCTTATGCCATGGCGTACAGCGAGGGCTTTCGCGGTGAGCCGGACGCGCTTATGGATTACCGCGAGGCAATATACTGGGCGGTCAGGCACATAAAAACGCTGCTCTATGTTTATGACAACGATATCTGCAAGGTTATCATGGCGTATAACGCCGGTGACTGCGTGTCAGGGAATTACGGGTACCTTGAGAAGGTACTGAAAACATACAGAATATATTTTCCTGATTTCGGGTGTGAGGTGAGTTATGAACAGAACTAAAATTGATTGGCCGTGGAAGCCGTTGTGGACATGGAACCCAATAACGGGTTGTGAGAATGAATGTTTTTACTGTTATGCCCGCAAGATAGCGAACAGGTTCCCTGATAATTATGGCGGACCCGGCTTCAAGCCGACGATCCATGCCGACAGGCTGGATGAGCCGCACGAACATAAAAATCCCTTGCATATATTTGTCGGGAGTATGGCCGATATGTGGGGTGAGTGGGTATCGAAGAAGTGGATTGAAAAGGTTCTCGTGGCCTGTAAGTGTGCTCCACAGCATGTTTATATTTTTCTTACCAAAAACCCGGAGAGGTACAGCGAGTTTTCGTTTGAGGGCCTGAGCGTGTGGCTGGGCTGTACGATAACCGCTACGGATATAGGGCGTCAGCGGGCAATGTGTTATCTAAAACGTGACGAACACTTTCAGACTTTTTGCAGCGCGGAGCCGCTTCTTGGAAAAATTAGCAACCCTGTGTTCCCTTTAGAAAAAGCGTTTGACCGTATTATCGTAGGCGCCATGTCCGGGTCGGGCGCGGTGTCAGTCAAGCAGGAGTGGATAGACAGCATAAAACATCCGAACGTTTACTATAAAAACAGCATAAAAGGAGGAGTGAGGTGAAATGTATATGCGGTGGCACATTGACAAAGAAGTTCGGCTTAATTGATATAATAACTGGTGAGAAAAAATATCCGTTCATACAGTGCAGCAACAACAGGATTCATGATGAGGTTTCCATTCACGATTTTTTTGATAAATGCGAAAAAGCGGAGGCGCAGGTGACAGACCTTGAAAAGCGGATTGAAGTTGCCATTGAGTTAATCAATATGCACGGCTTTAAGGATGATAGTGGAATATTGGGTGCGGTCAAGAAAGTATTGGTGAAACCATGAGCGGCTGCTTCGAGGACAAGGGGCTTGACGCGGAACTCGAGCGCAAGGCGGACAGGCAGATTGAGCCGATGACACTTCAAACACTTCCGAAGCGTTGTCCTCGCTGTGAAATTGTTGTTGTGGCTACAATACCGGACGAGTTATGGGGTCCATGCTGCAGCGTATGTGGATATCCGCTATATAAGAAAAAGGGAGCGTGGTGAAAAATGAGAGAACTTATTACGGCTGTAAGAGTGATTTTGTTAAGTCTGTTGAAGGGCGGCAATATTCTTTTAAGTGACTATAATGTTGCTGCTTCTTTGCTTGAGCGTGCCGAAAAAAGCATAGGGGAGCGTGACGCGAAATGAGCAAAAGCATAAGAGCGAATGACGGCACCCTGCTTTTTTACTGTCCGGGCTGCGAGATGAGTCACAGGATAAACGACGGGTGGCAGATAAGCGGCGAGTCGAATAACCTGACGGTCAGTCCGAGCATACTGACGCGCTGGCAACCAGCAGGAACACACCGGCCTGAAGAAGAAAAGCGTTGTCATATGTTCATTAAAGAGGGAAAAATACAGTTTTTAAGCGATTGCACGCACAAGCTGGCGGGGCAGACTGTGTCCATGGAGGAGTACAAATGAAAAAATGTTTCATATGCTCCCCTTTTCGTGGCGATATCCCCGGCAACACGCGCAGGGCTGAGCAGTACTGCAAGCTGGCGATACGCGCCGGATATCTGCCTATCGCGCCTCACCTGTACTTTACGAGGTTTTTTAACGAGGACAACCTGCATGAGCGCAACATGGGTATTGAAATGGGCATAGAACTGCTTCGGCTCTGCGACGAAATGTGGGTGTTTGGAGCCGAGCCCACCGAGGGTATGCGTTGTGAGATTATGGCTTGGCTTGGAAGCAAGGGAGACGCGCAGCGTACTCCCATAAAATACATGAAGGAGGATTTATGAAAAAGAACGTGGAGAAGGAACAGAAAGGGAAGGAAGTGCCGGCGGCCGCTGAACCGCTGAAGACCGGGAGGCTGGTGAAACTACCGATAGCGCAGCTTGAACCCAGCAAGACGAACCCCAGAAAGAACTTTGAAGAGAACGGCATGGAAGACCTGTCCAGTTCAATCCGGGACAAGGGCGTGATACAGCCGCTTATAGTCAGGCACAGCGGGCGGTTTGATAAGTCCGGTGACAAGGAACTGTACGAGATTATATGCGGGGCGCGCAGGTCTTTTGCGGCAAGTATGGCCGGACTTACTGAAGTCCCCTGCCTTATCTGTGAGATGTCGGACGCGCAGGTCATTGAAGTGCAGATAGTCGAGAACATGCAGAGGGCGGACTTAACGCCGCTTGAAGAGGCCCGCGGATACAAACAGCTACGGGAAGGCTTCGGCATGGACTGGCCGGAGATCGCCGCCAGGGTGGGCAAGAGCCAGCAGTACATATTCCGCCGGCTGAAGCTTTTGGACCTGATACCTGAGTTCTTAAAGCTTTTGGAAAAGGGTGAGCTCAAGCTGACATGGGCCGAGGAAATTCTCAAGATAGAGGACCCGGAGGACCAGAAGAAGTTTTATAAGAAAATGGACGACGAGGACGGTTTGACTTACTGGAACTTTGAGCACGATGTTGTTTTTGGAATCGAGCGGGAATATCTGCTGAAGCTGTCCGAGGCTCCGTTCCCGGTAAAGGATAAGGACCTGCAGGGCGGGCCGTGCGGCTCATGCGCGAAGCGGACCGGCGCTCAGCCGGACCTGTTCGGCGACCTGGTGGGCAAGAACGATACCTGCCGGGACCCGAAATGCTGGGCCGCCAAAAAGCGGGAACACGAAAAAAAGGCCCTCGCCAAGTACGATGACCTAAAAAACGCCGGGCACACGGTCCTTGTCGGTGCGAAGGCTGAAAGCGCCCTTGTTGGAGGCCTGTATGAAAAGCCCACAGAGACGTCCTACATGCTTAAAGGGCAGACCACCTGGGAGAAAGCGCTCAAGGGCACGGAGTACAAGCCGGTAATAGCGATAGACGCGTCCGGGAAAAAGCACGAGTTGATAAGCCCGAGGGCTGCCATAGCGTTTGTGCCGGCTAAGCTTAAGCAGGAGACACAGGAGTACAGAGAAAAAACACCGGAAGAAAAGGCGCTGGAAGACATGAAGCAGAAGGCCGAAAGAGCCGCGGAAACTGACATAATCAAGAAAATAGTTGCTCGGGTTCACAAGGGCCTGTCTTTAGACGATGAAAAGGTTTTGCAGCTCATCGCGCCGGCGTGTGTAATGTCCTACCCTATGGACTATATCGCCGATGCGTTCGGATACCACAAAAACGGCCGCAACGCGAAAGACGCTAAGTCTTTAAAAACTGCTCTGGTAATGACTGCGTACGAAAACGAAAGCGCCAATGTAATAAAGTTTTTTGGTTTTGACAATGAGCTGAAAACCCTGGAGAAGGAGAAGCTGACCGAGCTGAAGAAAGCGGTGGCCAAGAAGGAGGTTCCCGGTGACGAAGGCAAAGCCAAAAAGAAAAAAGCCTGAACCCGGCGTGTGCCGGATATGCGGGTGTACTGAAGTCAGGGCCTGCACGTGCTGGAATCACACCACTGATGAAATTCTTGTATGTGGCTGGGCGAACAAGGCAAGGACGCTTTGCACGTTTTGCAATATAGCACACAAGCGGAAAAGAAAAGGCTAAGGAGGAAAAATGAGCATAGACATCGATCCCGCAGGCCTGTGCCCTAAGTGCCGGCTCGACCACGAGGCACAGGAAAAGTTAAACGGAAAAGCAATGCCGGTTATAGTGACATCGCTATGTATTGACTGCAAAAGACAACTCGGCCTTACAGGGCCGAAATTCGCTGGAGAAGAAGGAGAAAACACCATGAAAAAAGGCAAAAGAAAGTACACGCGCAGGGCCGGCAAGGCAATCAAGTCGGGCAAAACCCCGAAACTGGACCGGGAGACGAAGAAGTTTATCAAAAACATCCTGAAGTCAGGAAAGAAGGCTGAAAAGCTTGAAGCCAAGGCGAACAAGCTGCAGGACCGGGCGGATGAACTCCGGGAAAAGGCCGCCGGCATGAAAGCTGGCATTGACGCCCTAAAAAAAGCTGTCCAGGACGTGGCGTAATGACAACAGCGGTTAATGCCGGTACGAAGCGCGGTATTGTTTATGAACTCAGCGAGGCCTCGATAATCGACGCGATAAACGAGTTTACGGCCAGAACCGGCGCATGGCCGGACGTGATAGTGGTGCCGATTCCACTTATCAGCGAGGTTAAAGCCGGCGCGAACGTCGAGACAGTCTGCGGCATCCCGGTGGCGATATGCCCGTCACTGCCGCGGGATAAGATATACGTTACAGACACGCAGGCGTTTTGCGACATAAAACAGATTGAAAGGGAAAGGGGATTGCTCAATGAACACTGAAAAATTAGAGAAAACTACAGGCTTGGAACTTACCACAAAGGAAGTCCAACAGATCTACAACTCCGCGCTGACAAAACTCTACGAAATGGCGAAGCAGAGCAAACTTCCGATAAATAACATCGGAGTCCAGGAGGCAATAAAAAAAGAGGCCAAGGGGATCGTAGAGAGCATATGCCCGGCGATAAACAGAATACTTCAGAGAAGAAAGGAGAACTGATGAACGCGAAATCAGTGGCGGACGCGATTATATCCACAACCGACAAGGCGAACATACCAGAGATAAAACGTAAGGCCACAGAAGCGATAACGAAGTATCTGGGAGATAATGCGGCAAACCTCAAATGCCGGAACGAGTTTAAAAGGGCTATTGTTGTCAGGCTGCGTAAGCATGGGGTGAAAATATGAAAAGCAGGAAGCCGAAACAAACAAAACCCGTATACGAAATGCGGGAATGTCCTACCCTACTGGAATGGATATGTAAAAAAATAGGACGGGATTTGAAAGAAAACTGGTTTGTGTACCTGCTATTCATAATCGGTTCTATCATAGCGTATATGGCCGGGCTCACAGCGGGAGGATAACCGCATGAAAAAACACTTCCCCATGCCGGAAAGTCTGAAAAACGGGCCGGCGAAAAAGTCCAGCAAGTTCATTGACGCTGTTAAGGAAACTGCAAACCTTGTCAATAAGTACAACGTTGAGACGATACTATGGATCATGAACAAGAAACATCAGCGGAGTATTCTGCGCAAGGTCTATGACGTGATGAGGAAACACACTTTTCCGCTTTATAGCGATGTGGACGTCCAGGCCGAAATGGCAAAGCTTAAGGGATCATCAGTATGTACCATACAGCGTAAAATTTACGGCGGGAGAGGAAAAAAGAAGAGAAAGACCGGAACAGCTTGACAAACACGTTTTTGTGTGATAAAAATGTATTGAATCAAATATAAGGGAGGAAAAATCATGAAAATCAAGACTAAGGTGTCGTTTCTGTTTGTTTGGGTTCTTGTATTTGTCTCAGTAACGGCCTGCAGTAAAACTTCTTCTGGAAGGGTGGAAGGTTATGTTAATGGCGACGCGTCTGTTCTAGCAACAATCACGGTTGACGGACAGAAAACAGACATATACTTTAACGGACCATTGGGGATGATAAAATACGATTTTGTGGAAGCAAAAGAAATAAGCATCAAATTGTGCTCAATAAATCCTCCGGAGGGAGTATGTGGAATAGATGTTGGAATATACGACGGTTCTGTGCTTGTTTCTGAGGATAGTTTTTTAACCCCGGAAGGATGGGGAACATCAATTACGCCGTATAATATATGCACAGAAACCAGCTATACGTCCCGGTAAGTAAAAAAAGGCGGGGAAAATGAAGAAAATAACGCTTCTGGCAATCTCTTTCTTATTCTTTGTAGCGGATATATTTATCATGAATGACGTTTTAGCCGTTGCGATGAACCAAATTCTGTGTTTAAAAAGAAATAATCCTCACTCTCGGTATAATTCAATAAAATAAGCCTTATTCAATCAATTCAAAATAAAAAATCTATCAAATTGATAGACACTACTTTTTGACAAGTCTGTTTTAAATCTCTATACTCCCGGCAAGCAAGAAAAATTTTGCTTATATTCTCCGGGAGGTACAATGGGTAAGAAAAGAAACACCCGCACGAAGCCGGCCACAAAAAACCCAAAAGCATATACTCTCGATACGGCCATAGTCAAAGATTACATTGTTTACGTTGCTGTCCGTGAAATGGGCCTCGTAGGCAAGATAATGCCGGAAGACTGTCAGAGTGAAGCGCAGTTCTGCGTAAAGCATGGACTCTCTGCTAGGTCCGTAAATACCCTGCATAACTATGTGAATATAAAGGGATTCTGGGAAGCGGTTGACAAAGAAAAGCGTCAGTACAAGCATCTGCTCCTGGATGTGGGCATGAGGGGCCTTTTAAAGCTGGCTGAGGGTTGTGACACGACAAAGAAGACATTCGGCTATCACGGCAGGGGTAAGAACAGAAAGAAAGGCCTGCTTGAAGAAACCATAGAGCACATACTGCCGCATGAAAAGGCTTGTGAACGCCTTGTTCAGCTGGGTGGTGGGGATATCAAGGACAAAATAGTAACCGAGGGGTCTGTCGCGGCCGCGTTCCGGGAAGCTGCAAAGGCAGAAGCGGAGGGCGAAAAATGACAACTGCTTGCGCTCCGGAGAAAGTCACGTTTCAGGACCTGACGTTGCAAGAAAAGATACTGGCCCGCCGGCATTTCAAAAAGCACCCCATGAAGTTCGTTGACCAGATCATCCTGCCCAAGCTTGGTATTGATCTTGAAGAAGGGCAAAGGGATGTACTGGAAGGCATATTCAAACATAAGAAAGTTTTGGTGCCCACTCACTTCGCGTTCGGAAAGTCTTTTATATCAGCGCTGGCTGTCCTGACAATCATGAATCTGAACGTCGAAGAGTGCGAAGCGCACACTCTGGCTCCTACATTCAGGCAGGTCAGGGATATATTCTGGAAGGAAATGCGCGATATACATTCAAAAGCAAACCGCGAGGAAATCATCCTAGACGGCAAAATGACCCTTACCAGGTACGATATCGATACAAAGACCTTTGCCGTGGGGATATCGCCCAGAAAGTCAGCTAAGGGATCGGACACGCCTCAATACCTGTCAGGGAGCCATGCCACTGTGATCATAGTCGTGGGTGATGAGGCCGGCGCCCTGGAAGACCAGATATTTGACCAGGTGGAGCACATAACCAACACGCCCGGAGATGTTTACGTAATCTACATAGGTAATCCCCTCGTAAAATCAAGCAGGTTCGGCAAGATGTGTCTGACGGACGAGGGGGAAGGTTATGTAGTCATACATAAAAAAGCATATCAGGCCCCGAACATGATAGCGAACGCCTTAACCTCAATCGAAGCCATACGCAGGGAAGGCGAAAAGATAAGGATACTGCCGAGGGATAAACGCAAGGAATATTACGACAACAAACACTATAAAATCGTGAATAGACACCTGCTTTCCCCCGGCTGGGTAATGAAATGCTACATCAAGTGGGGAGAGAGCCAGCTGTTCCTATCCAAGGCGATCGGGGAATGGACGGACCGCACGGAAAATACGCTTATTCCCTTTGAACGCGCCATTGAGATCATGCCTGGAAGCTACATGGACGCGGAGGGCAAGCGCTGCTGGACGGCAGAAGAGCGCGGATACGCGAAGTGGAACGGCATAAAGAACCTGTATGTCGGCGTTGACTGCTCCGGGCAGGGTACTGATAAGCGCGTTATCCATGTGCTGGAAGGCAACCGGGAATATCACAAGAAGGTATTTGCCAAGACGTACGAGAAAAGCAACCTTGACTATAAAGGCACCAAGCTTAAAGAGGACGGCAAGTATGTCGCGGATTACATCTACAGCATGATTGTAGTTCCGAACCCTGAGCGGCTGGTATTCATAGTCATAGACGTAACAGGCGGGTTTGGAGACAGCGTCTATGAACACCTCATGAACAAAAACCTCAATTCCAAGTTCGTAAAAATAATACGTCTGAACTTCGCGCAGAAGGCGAGCACGGAAGAAAAGGAAGAAATCTACCATGACATCATAGCCGAAATGGCCATTGAACTCTCGGAGGACATCATGTCAAGCGAAGGAATCCTGCTCGAACCAGACGATGACCTGCAGAACCAGCTCACGGACCGGCTAAAAACACAGGACGGCAAAAAGCGCCACATGCTTGAGGCCAAGGACGCATATAAAGCCAGGCACAGCGGAGAGAGCCCGGACGAGTTTGACGCGCTTATGCTGGCCAACAAAGCCAGGCACTTAAAGGACGGCTCGGACAGGATGAAAGACGCAATCACGCAGGCAAACAGAACCATGAGCGAAAAGAACAGGCCAGTCAGCAAAAATATACCACCGCCGCCGTCTGACGACGATGAAAGGGATGAGTACTAATGGCTAAAAAGGGTATTGAGATACGACGGACAGACAGCACTGAGAAAACAGGATCCGCTGGCACGCTGATGTTCGGCGGGTATCTCTTTGAAGAGCACATAGACGCGCTTCAGGGTAATAAGTGGGCCGCGATAATCGAAGAAATGCGGCGTTCCGATGAAGTCATAGGCGGCATATACACGGCCATAAGGACGGCGATACAGGGAGGAACATATACCTTTGACCCGGATAACCCCGAGGATCCGGATTCTGTGGCCATGGCAAAGGAACTTGAATGGGCGTTCTTTGACGCTCCCCATAAGCGCTGGAGTGAACTGATAGACGAGTACCTGACAATAATGCTTTTCGGGCATTATGTATCGGCGCCAATAACAGCTGTCAAGCAGTACGAGGGTAAAACACGCTGGATATATGACGACTTCGCCTGGTACAGCCCGAGGATAATTGAGAAGTGGGGCATGGATGAAAGGGAACGTCTCACGCACATCTACATGCAGACCCAGATGTCTGACAGGCCTTTTAACGGCTGGATTGATGTAAATAAGCTCATGTATCTGGCTATTGAGAAAGAAGGCCTGAACTTCGCGGGTATCTCGCCCTTCCGGCGCGCATATGGAAACTATCTCCGCAAAAAGCATATGCAGAAAATCAAGATAGTGGGCATTGGCAGGTCCGCGCTTGGCTGGCCCGATGTCACATACCCGGCGGAATGGAAAGAAGGAAGTACGGAATACGAAGCCCTCAAAACATATCTTAAAAATATAACCAGCTCGCAGAATCAATACGGACTGCGGCCTGAAGGCACGACACTTACACTACAGCAGATTCCTTTTGATCCCGAGAAACTACAGCAGGTTATCCAGGCAGAAAATACGGATATGACATACGTTGTCCTGGCTGATTTTTTAATGCTGGGCAGGGATGGCGGCGGTAACAGGATGCTCGGCGATAGCAAGCGAAAAAACTTCCTGCAGTCGATGTCCTACGTTATATGGCAGCTGATAGATGAGATCAACAGGATGTACGTGCCTGAATATATACGGCGTAATCATGGCACTGTAAAGCCAGGCAAGGGCGCGAAGCTAAACGTGACCGGTGTCGAGCAGAAGGGCCTTGAGGAATGGGCCCGTGTAATTAAAATGTTCGCGGACGGGAAGCTTATCCTGCCGGATTTGAGCCTTGAAAAACAATTACGCAGGGTTATTGACCTTACCCCGCCGCCGGCAGAGAAAGACAGCGAACGCAAAGAGGATCCCGCCCGGAATCAGCCTGACCCGGTAAAGGAAGCCGGAAAAGCCGCAGAACACAAAACAGAAGATGAAGCTAAAAAAGCTGAGGACATGAAGAAGGTTATAGAAGAAAAGGTTAAAGCAGAGAAGGCCGCGAAAATGAGCTCAAACCCCACTTTTGAGAACAGGACGAGGACCATATACGAGCAGAAGTGCGACTTCGCGGTCATAGGCAGGGATATCCAGTTCGGCATTGAAGATTTTAACTACGAACAAAAGAAAGCTCTTGGAAAGATGATTGAGGACTACGTCTATGAGCTGAGAAAGAGGACGCTCAAAGACGGCGGCAATATATTCAATGTGGTAAACGACCTTGACGTGCCCGGACGTGCGGTATTCGAGAAACTTATGCAGGACCAGATTAAAAAGGTTGTCATGGCCGGCAAGGTGCAGATAGATAACGAACTGCAGATTACGGCCACAATGGCAGCGGGCGAAGAAATGAAACTGCCTTCGGGCGTGTTTGCGTGGGTGAAGAATCAGGCAAAAAGGATATCCGATGAGAAAATCGCCGATATTGAAAAAAAAGTCGGCGGGTCCGCGACTACGAAGGCATCCTTTTACCCTGTCAATAAAAAGCTAAATCCTGAGCAGTTGGATGAAGTGCTCCGGGCGGCCAAGATTACAGGCGATGAGTGGCTTGCCAATGTATCCAATCTTAACGGCTCATCAATTATACCTATCGCCATAAATACCGGCCGTAAACAGGCGATGGAGGACTCGGATGAGGTTATAGGCTTCCAATACTCATCCATAATCGACAATGATACCACGGAAACCTGCCGGCAACTGGACGGTAAGACGCGTGCAATAGATGATTACGAATCCGCGAAGCTTGACCCGCCGAATCACTTCAATTGCCGGTCAATACTCGTACCAATAACTAAGGGTGACGGAATCCCGGCTGGCAGCTGGACCGGTTTCGTGATATCCGGGGACGCGGCCAGGGTAAGCCAGCAATTCAAGGAGGCAGCATGAAACCTTTAATGTCGGAAAAGGGTTACTTATTTAGCGATGTGAGTCTGAAAGAAGGCAAGCCCGTAATGATCGCCAGGGAAGCAAACTTCATTCACAGGCGCGGTATTACCATGGCGGACCTGCTATTGATGAAGGAAAACTTCGACAGCAATGTGCTGGGCCTGGATGCATACTTTGATTTTAATCACGACGAAACCAAGCCTGCAGGCTGGATAAAGTCTGTAGAGCTCGGGGAGACGAAGGTGGACGGTAAAACATATGCCGCCCTTTTTGCTATTCCTGAGTGGAATCCTGACGGACAGGAAGCCCTCAAAGGTGGCAAATATAAGTACGTCTCGCCGGAAATATTCTGGGAATGGTTACACCCGGAGACAGGAAAGAAGTACAAGTCTGTGCTGCGGAGCGTGGCTATTCTTAATAGACCCCAGATACCGGGGCAGCCCTCTATTAAGTTCAGCGAAGTTCCTGCAGGCGCAGACACGGAAGATGTTCAGAACGAGAATGACAACACGAAGGAGGAAACAATGCTTAAAAAGTTGAAGGAGTTCGCGGCCAAGATATTAGGCGCGAAGTTCGGAGCGGAAGACGTAACGGAAGAGCAGATAGTCGCGGCGTTTGAGGAAAAGGCCAAGAAAGACGCCGAAGTGGCAAAACTGGCGGCGGATGAGGCCAAGAAAGTAGCCGATGAGCTCGCCGATCTGAAAGTGAAGTACACGGCCATCGAGGGAGGCTCTGAAGGAAAGTTCAAGGAAGCCCTCGAGAAGATAGAGTCGAAATTCAACGAAAAACTGGAAGACATGAAGAAAGCCAGTTTTGCGGAGAAGGTAACGGCTCTGGTCGAAAAGGCGAAGATGACGAAGCTCACGCCTGCGGAAGCGGACGGATGGTTCAAAGAGCTTTGCGAGAAAGACCTTGTTATTGGAGAGAAGACTTTCGCGTCTCTGCCCGACAAGATCAAAAGAACCAAACCGGAAACAGAAATAGATGTAAATGCAACGCCTGATGACACGAAGGGCGTATCGGCCATGCGCGAAGAGATGGCAAAAACCCGCGGAGTAAGGTTCTCTGAGGTTCCTTACAGAGAAGCATACGATGCTTTTTACGACAAGAAGTCGCGGGAATCGCAGAAAAAGGAAGGTGAGTAGCAATGGCGGAATCCATGAAGGCAGTACTCAGCGAGGGGCGCGGCACATTTAAGGCCTCCGGAGCGATCACCAAGGGGATGATAGTCAAACCCACCACGACAGAAGGCACGTGGATAAAGTGCGGCGCCGGCGAGGCCGGCAAGGCAGTAGCGGACGAAGCCGCTGCCGACGGAGCGTATTTCTCGGCCACGATGATAGGCGGAACCGAAGTCAAAGCAGGCGCAGCCATGGCAACACCGGGCACGTATTTCATGAGCGACGCGAACGGAGCCGCAACACCTGTAACAGCAGTAACAGACCGCATAGTCGGGTATACGATTGGGATAGCAGCTGCAGCGGGTGACATAATCCCCTGCGTAGTCCTTCCCTCTCAGTATGCCGCTTAAGGGAGGATAAAAAATGAAATCAGCGATCTCAGCAAGGAATAACCCGGTACTGGTCGGCCTGGCTCTCGGCTTTCAGAACGACCAGAAGGATTTTATCGCGTCGAGGATATTCAAGGGAATCAAGGTAGACAAGAATACCGGCGACATAATCTCCTTCGGCAAGGACCACATGCGCGTGGTGTCAGACGTGCGCAGAAACGGCAACACGAACTACGTTTCAGTTACAGTGTCAAAGTCGGAAGTCTGGAAGCTCGAATGGCATGAACTCTCGGCTTTCATAGACGACGACATTTCGGATCAGTTCGGAGCCGCCAACGCAAGGGCGAATTTCACAGAAATGCTCATGGAGCAGCTGATGATAATCCGCGAAAGCGCGGCGGTTACGGCTATGACACTGGCGGCCAGCTATGGAGCCAGCAACAAGACCTCAAACATGGAGTGGGACGTTTTTGCGACTTCCACGCCCAGGGAGGACTTCATAGTCGCGCAGGAAGCAGTGAGGACATCGTGCGGCAAGTACCCGAACACCGCGATAATCGCGGGCGATGTGTGGGCGTACCTGATACAGCATCCCCAGCTGCTGGCAGGCAGGCTGAACGTAGGCGAGAGCGTGATGACGGTGGAAACCATGAAACCGATACTGTTCCCGCATTACGCGCCCAAGGACTGCGAGATTTTAATCGGGCAGTCCAACTACAATTCAGCGAACAAAGGGGCCACGGCGGTAATGGGACGCGCATGGAGCGACTGCTTCATTTACGCGTACATCAACCCGAACAGGGACCCGAAGGCTCACCAGTCTTCAATGACCGCGTCGTTTACGAAGGACGGCTCTACGGCGTCCGCGGAAACCTCGCAGGCCATACAGGTGTTGATCACGAAACAGGAGAAATACCTGGACACAGAGGAAGACGTGACCGACAGGTGGCAGTATGACGACGTCGTACTTTCGTACGACTGCGGATATCTCTTCACAGACTGCACGACAGCGGTCTAAGAAAAGGAGGACACAATGTCAAAGCCCGAGAAAGAGAAAGGACCTGCAAAGCCCGAGAAAGAGAAAGGACCTGGCGAGGCACCGCCGGATCCTAATCCTACTCAGGCACCCAAGCCGCGGGGGATGGTGAAGAAGGCGCTTGCATTAAACATCGCGTTTAATATCAAGAAGCCCGTCACCATAAAAGCCGGCAAAAGGCTCGATGTCAGGTCGGCTGAGTATTACCTTATTGCTCAGTCGAATCCCGAAAATCTCAAGAAGATAAGCGAGTCGATGTACGAGGTTACGGAAGAAACTACCGTGTTGAAAAAGACGGTGCTTCCCGTGGGAACTATCCTTGACGAGAAGGAAGATGCCTGGATCATCGAGAGGATCAAGTCAAAACACGTTCCGGAAGCCGGGGCGTTGAAGGAAATAGAAGTAGTCTGAAAATACGGTACCGGGCGGCAGGGCTTTGCTTGTGTCCTGCCGTCCCGGTGCCTATCAAAAACGGAGTGAAAAATGTCGTATTGCGTTGAAACGGATATAGAGGCTGAACTTCAAAAGGATTTTACCGCAAATACTGAACTTACATCCACACAGGTAACGGCCATTTTGACGCGTGTAGACGACCTTATAGACAGCGAACTGTCCGGAAAATATGTAACGCCTATTACCGGAACGAAAGCCCTCAACAGAATTAAAGACATAGCTATACAGATTGGGAGCGGAAGGATAGAACAGATATACGGCTTCGACGCCAGGTATGTCACGGACGAGATAACGAAAGAGCGTGTGCCGGCCCGCCTATCGGAAGGGTTAAGACAGCTCCGCAGACTGGTGAGGGGAGAGTCAACGCTGATTTTTGAAACGGCGGCTGACAGCGCGTCTTTAAAGGTCGCAAATCAGAAAGTTTCAAGTTCCGCGGATGACGGTGTTACACACTCGGACGCGACGGACTTTGGAACAAATTTAGAAGAGGACAAATACTGATGGGCATGGAACTGGACGCTGAGGTAGTCAATTACAACGAAATCCGCAAAATGATGAATGATTTCATCGGAGTATTCGGGTCCGCCCGGGTGCCCCTGTCCAGCGTCCTTACATACTGGCACAAATGGAATGATACGTATATCTTCGGCCTCTCTGGTCCAGGGCAATACAAGGACATAGACGAGGCTTACAAGGACTATAAAGACGCGGCTGTGGGATTCCATTACCCGATATTGAAATTTGACGGCCTGCTATGGAAAAGCTTGACAACACAGAACAGCGCTTTTGCAGTGGTCGAACTCGGGGATGATTACCTGATTATGGGAACGGCTCTTGAATACGCGATATATCATCAGAAAGGTACGGCAAATTTACCACAGAGGCAGCCGGTCTTAAAGGCTTTTGAACAGATGGACAGGCTCGCTGATGTATTTTTTCAGACTGCGGTACAGATGTATAACAGCGTGAATGGCATAAATGGAGCGTGGACACCCAGATGAGCATAACAGCAAAGTATGACGTTGAACAGCTGATGATAGACATTCGGACAAAGATTGTAGCGGATTTTAACACCAAACTGGCCGCTATCGTTACGGATAAGGCTAAAAACTCGGCGAATATAGTACTGACGAACTTCAAGGCCCTGGGAGGGGGAATAATAGGCGGCGCGGCCGGCGATACGGCAGACAAGGCTATTGACCTGCTCGGACTTAACGCCAGCAAGATGAAAGCATACGACCCGTACATGATCATAAAGTTTACAGGCGACGGAGCGGCGCCTATTAACACAATGGGGCGCGATACGGCTTCAGTCTTGATCCTTATCAGTCTGATTGATCCCCGGGATTACACGGGTGAGATAAGAATGCTCAGGTATAGAAGAGCTTTGAAAGAGATGTTTGAAACAATGTCCGGAATAGGTACGAACAGGGTGAGTCTGAACGCGATAGAAACCCTGCCGTATCTGTCGGGTCCGGATTATTGGGATACCACAAAAGACAGGTTGACGTGGGGCATAGGGCTAAAGCTCACAATTTAACCTGAGAAAGGGAGTGTGTTATGGCAGAGAAACAGAAGGGCGACAAGTTCGTTGACAAAGGCAGCGGCGACACAATGACAGGAACAATGACAGAGATTGTGCCGCTCAGGGACTTTGTCTTGCACTCGCCGCCTACAGTTACGAGACAGGTACTCAAGATGGGCGAAACAGCACAGGTTCCGACTGTGTTTATCGGTTCGCTCAAGGCAGAAAAAGTAATTTAATCTCGGAAAGAAGGGAGTTAAAACATGCCGAAAGAAAAAGTAGGGATAGTAGGAGTACACAATCTCGCGCTTGTCGATATAGACACCAAGGAAACCGCGGCGATCCTGAAAGTCGTGGATTCCGCAAATATTGACCTGGGCGAGAGTGTGGCAAAAATGAAAGGCGGAGACAGCAACTTTCCGTATTCCGTAGCGATTGTGGACTGCAACGATACGGTAACGGTGCCTGTCAGGGAATTCCCTGATAATTTCATGGGGCTTGTTTACCATGGAACACAGACATCAGGCACAGCGGAAACAACGGGCAACATTGCGGATGCTGTGAACGTGACAGGAACGTCTGTTGTGGCGGCTACGGGTATACTGGCGGCCATAACAAAAACAGCTTCGCCGGCGGTTTTAAAAGAAGGGATATACATCGCGAAGGCAGCAGCAGCGGCAACCCTGAATTTTTACGGGTATTCTGATTTTGACGATCTCGTTGAATCAGATGACGAGTCAGGGCTTGTTAATGCAACGCCTTATACGATTTCAATCGGGGGCACCGTTGCGATTACCGAGCTGGGCATTACCGTAACAGGCGGAGCGAGCGCGACTGCTTTCACTCCAGGCGACACGGCCATAATCGTGATCAGAAAGGTGAACGCAGGGTACATAAACACGCCCATCGCGGACACCAAGCTTGACAAGTATTACAAGGCTTATCTGATGTTTCAGCCGTCGCCGGAAGGGCATCTTGATTATATCGAGTTGTACAGGGTCAAAGTTTCACGCGGGGCCCACAACGCAGCTATCAAGGAGTACCATTCCCAGGAGTTGACACTGAACGTAACAAAAGACTCGGCGAACAGCAACCTCGTCGGAAACTGGCACAAAACTAAAGGCTAATAGAGCCTTAAAGGAGACAGAAGCATGAAAAAATCTTTACTCACGATCTTTACCGTAATATCAACAATGCTCATTGTTTCGCTGGTCATGGCTGCCGGCGAGAGAATGACGCATGTAAAATCAGTAAACGGAGCAACTCCGAAGATTATGGTCAAGACCGGCGCTTTCACGGTTATTGGAGTGCAGCAGACCTACACTTCAATGACAAACACCGGAGGAACCATTGACACGACGGTCTATACCATAGGACTTGCGGATATCGGTAACACGTACACTGCCTGCGCGTGGAAAGTAACCCTGACAGTAAAGGGCGCCGCCCAGTCAAACTGGTATACGGCGCTGGGAGACTGGACCATTGCCAGCAATGGGTCCAACAGGGGGATAATTAGCGGAGTGACTTTTACGGCGGGGGTGATGATGGATGGAAGCCTCAATGGAGTTGATGGCGGCGGCGTAACCTACACCGCTGCTGTCATAGGGTATTAAGTACCAGATTTATTAAGAATCCTGCATAAGTCCCACAGGCGCGCGTGCGCGGGCGGCAGGATGCAATCATAACAGGAGAGCCGATAATGATAAAAGAGTTTGAAACCCTGAAGTATTTTAGATACATAGATGACGGAAAAGGCGAATGGATCAGAGAAGCCGCTGTTTACAAGATAGGCAAATATGGTATTTGGGCAGAAAAGCAAATGATAGACAAATACGGCGACAAACTTACTGAAAAACTACTCGCGCCTCAAAATGAAATAATTCTGAGTGAGATAATATACCTGCTTGGGGATGATGCGTTAAAGAAGGAATTTCCCACTCTCGATGATTTTCAAAAGTCGGCTGTAACCATTGACGACAAATTCACGATAGTCACTACGGCATGGTCTTTGATAACGCCGGCGATAACCACAAAGAAGACGGACAAGGAAGTAGAAGAGGAAAATTTCAATAAAAAAAAAGCTCCGAAAAAATGGAGTTTTGGGAGTTTTGTGAAGTCGCTTTTTACAAACTTAACAAAGCCTTCGGTTGGAAAGACGGGTACATCAGCACCCTAGCCAGGAGCGAGATAAACCGGAAGCTGCTGCAGCTCAGGCAGGACGAGATGGACGCCATAATTAACAATTACCTTTCATACAAGCAGGAGCAGTCCCTCGACGCGCTGCCTGCAGGACAGCTCCGGGCACGCTGGGAAATCCGGAAGAAATACAGAGAAAAGGAAGAACACGAAACGGATATAAAAGGATTCCTGCGGACAGTTCAGTTTTTAAAAGATATCAAAGAAGGCAAAACTTCTGAAGGCGAAAGCGAGGTAATACAATAAATGGGCGGCACACGGAACGCGGATCTGGAGATAGCGATAAAGGCAAAAGCAGATAAGGCTATATCCGAATTCGACAAGTTCAATAAAAACATAGAAAAAAACAAAAAAGCCATTGATACAATAGGCAAGTCTGCCGCAATAGCCTTTGCCGCGGTTTCTGCCGGAATAGGGTTTTCGATAAAAGAGGCAATAAACGCGGAGGAGGTAGACAGACGACTTGACACGCAGCTTAAAAAGCTGGGATACAGCAGTAAGGAGCTGGCGGTTAACCTGAAAAAAGCGGCATCCGGTATACAGGCCATGTCAAATTATGGCGATGAAGAGCTGAAAGACACTATGACGGACCTGCTAATGTTGACAAAAGATTACAACGTGGCATTAAATCACACCCAAACAGCCGCAGACCTCGCGGCAAGAACAGACAAATCCCTCGAGCAGGCGACGCTCATGTTACAAATGGCGTACGTTGGAAATACCGCAAGGCTAAAACAGATGGGCATTGAGCTGAAGGAAGGAGTTAAGGGAATGGACGCGCTCAATGAAATTCAAAAAATGGTAGCTGGCGGAGCGGAAGACAATATAAAGCCTATGGCACAGCTCAAAAACGCGATATCAGATCTGGGAGAATCGATAGGCGGACCGTTCGTGGAAGCCACATACAAATACGCGAAAGCAGCTACTGCCGCGGTCAATGCAATTATCGCATGGAATGATAAAACGGGCGGAGGTATTGCGATCGCCGCGAAGTATACGCTGGCGCTTACGGGCCTTGTCGGCGCAGCGGCTTTTCTGGCGCCGAAGCTGAAAGAAGCCGCGGCCATGGCGAAGATGTTCCAGCTAGCGATGGCGGCTCATCCTGTTTTGGCTGTGGCGGCCGCTGTGGCATTATTAAGCAATGCACTTCTTGATCTTGGCACGAAGTATGTCGAAAACTACAGTAAAGAAAAAGATTTCACTTCGTCAAATGAGGGCATTATTACAAAGTTCCAGACCCAAATAGATATGTACAAAAAACAGGGAGACGCCCTTGTTCAGGTCGGTGAAAAGTGGGTCAAGGCCAGCGAAGCGGTCGGGATATATGAAAAAGCTATTGAGGGACTGAGGGGGAAACAGAAAAGCAAAAGCGCCTCACCTCAGGCGGCGCCTAACGAGCCGCTTGGACCGGTTCTGGAGGCGGACCTCAAGGCAAACATGGAAGCGATAGGAATAGCGACTGACAATTTTACGGCAGAACAGATAGAGAAATACAACAATCTTTATACTTCACAGGATGAAATGGACCAGGCAATTACCGATAAAAAAATAGCCCGTCTGCAGGAAGCTAATGAAAAGCAGATAGAAATGGCTACCATGACATCAGAAGAAATGCAGAGGATTCAGCAGCAGGAAGCTACTACCCGACTGGCTTCGCTATCAAATATATTTGGAAACATATCGTCGCTTATGGGAGCTAAAACCGAAGAGCAATTCAATATAGGCAAAGGCGCGGCTGTAGCCCAGGCTTTAATAGATACGTACGCGGGCGCTCAGGCGGCTTTTACTTCGCTGGCCGGAATTCCTGTAGTTGGGCCCGGGCTGGGTATAGCCGCGGCCGCAGCGGCCGTAATAGCCGGGCAGATGAGGGTAGAACAGATCAACGCGACAAAATTCAATCCGGAAGGCGCTGCCCAGGGTGTGTTTGATTTTCGGTCTCCGGGCAATGGGGAAACT